GAGAGACAGTGCCCTTGAGATAGCCCAGGTCTCGTTCGGTGTGTCACGTGAACAGGCAGACAGGATACTACCGGCGCAGGGCACCGCTCCGGCACTCTAATAGTAGACCCTCCCACGGAGGAGTAAGGAGTCAAAGATGGATATCACCCTGGTACACAGCGTCAGGATCAACTACTCAGGTACGAACGTCGGGCGCATAATCCTGACTGATGTCGATGTGATGCCCCGGACGGGGGCTCGGTGGATGGTCCACCACTTAACGGGATGCAGCTGACCTGGGGAGATAGCTTTACCTTCTCGCCCTCGGAACAGCTCGTAAAGTCGATACAGGGTGGCGTGCTACAGTACTTCAAGACAGAAGAGAGTTCAGAGGCCTTCTCTCACAATGGAGCACCCCTGGTAATCGACGGCCTTGTGAGCATGTAAGAATTCACTAATACACCGTTCTATAATGAACCCAAGGAGGTTTGCTATGCCTATCGAGTCCCTGGAGGAATTCCGGGCAGCAGTATCAAAACTAGACGACGCCGACGACCTAATCAGTTTTCACACCCAGGCTGTTGAATCTGAAAAGAGCCGTGGAGTCACAGCAAAGCACAAAGTGAACAAGGAAGCCGAGGGGCTCCGTGTGTACAAGGCGGCAGTAGAGGCACTCGGTTACGACGGAGAATCAGAGCTTGAGGATTTCCTCGAGACACTGAAGACGCCCGCTGCACCGCCAACGAAGGACGGACCCAGCCCTGAGCTTATCAAGCTGCGCAAGGACTTCGAGAAATCCCAGAAGGACGGGATCGCCGCGACTGAAAGAGCCACGGCAATAGAGGCGAAGGCCGGTCGGAAGACCATCCGGGCTAAACTGCTTACCAGCGATTTCGGTAAGAAGGTGTTGAGTGCGGAGTACGTGGCAGAGAGTCTCATCAACAACGGTCTCGTCGCCCTGGAGGATGACGACGTCGTAGTATTCAAGGATGGTGACAACATCATCGATTTCGAGACAGGGTGTAAGAAGTTCTACGAAGCACATCCTGAGACGATTAAGAACACACAAGCTCCCGGAGGGCGAAGCACGTCGCAGAATACAACGGCGACTGGCGAGTCATACACACCTGAGAAGGTTAAGCGTATGAGCCAGGAAGACATCGCCGCCAATCTCCCGGCTATAAGGGCAGACCTTAAGGCTCAGGGAACCACCTAAGGAGCTTTACATGTCAGTTGACAACTTCATCCCCCAACTATGGTCTGCAGAAGTGTTCGTTGCGAACCGGAAGCAGCAGGTATACGCGAACATTACCAACCGTGTGTACGAATCGCAGCTCGCCGCAGGCGGGGACCGGGTCAAGATCAACCAAATCGGTGCGGTCTCGATCAGCGATTACGACAAGAATTCCACGACCCTGACGTACGACCAGCTCGAATCGGCTGCGAAGTACCTGCCGATCGACCAGTCGAAGAGCTTCAGCATCTACATTGAAGACATCGACAAGGCCCAGGCGAACGTCGACCTCATGACCGCCGCATCCTCAGAGGCTGCGTACGGTTTCAGTGACGTTGCCGACCAGTACATCGCTGGTCTGTACACAGGCGCAGGCGTTTTCGACGGACTCGGCACGACCGACACCCCGATCGAGATCAACTCAGACAACGTCCTTGAGTACATGGGTGAAGTCTCTGCTGCTCTGACGGAAGCTAACTGCGAGCCCGACGGCCGTTACATGGTCATCCCGGCGTGGTTCCAGCTCAAGCTGCGTCTCGCGAAGATCCCGCTTGAGTCAACGACCAACGCGGCCCTCATCGACGGTGCCGTGACAAGAATCATGGACTTCGACATCTTCGTGAGCAACAACGTACCGACCGATGGCGACGCCTACAAGGTGACTGCCGGAACTCTGCGTGCTATCACGTACGCAGAGCAGATCGCAGACATCGAAGCCCTCCGTCTCATCGACAAGATCGGTGACGGACTCCGTGGACAGCACGTCTACGGCGCACTGGTCGAGCGTCCGGCTAACCTGGCTGTTCTGTCCTGCAAGGCTGCAGACGAATCGTAAGCCAACCACGTAATCCCGGGAGGGTCGTAGGGCCCTCCCACTCATCCTTTGGAGGATAACAATGGCCAGAGATACAATTGACATCACAACCTGCGTTCGCAACTCTGCTGCGACTGAGACGCAAACGGTACGGGCTTCAGGCCTTACCGGTACGTCTGGGCTGAAGGTAGACAACTGCGACGTGGACGAGCGCTTTACCATCCGTGTTGAGAATACGGGGTCTGTTACAGGTCCTGTGACTATTCTCGCCGGAGACTTCGACGCTGCGGGTCAGGGCAACCTGACTGTACAGATCGGTGGAACCACAGCTCGCGTTATTGGCCCGCTTGAAGGCGCAAGGTTCAAGCAGGACGACGGCACGTTCTCAGTCGACTGGGGTGTCACAGGAACAATCGCCGCAACGAAGACTCCGTAAGGAACTTCCCGGGCGCACCACACTACCTATCAGGGGTGTAGTGCGCCCTTTGGACTTTATATGCCTCTCATAGAAGTAACAGGAGCGAAGGAAGTAGCCGCCGGTTTGACTAAGCTCATGCCTGCTATCGAAGCCGCTGCGAAGGAAGAAGCGCAGAAACAGGCTGACCTGATAGCGCAGGACGCCGCATCGAACCACAGGTTCCAGTCTCGTACCGGTACGCTTGCCAGCTCAGTAACGAAGATGGACACACCCTCGGGGGCACAGGTCTTCCTGGATAGCGCTATAGCGAAGTACGCTGAGCCTATTCACGACGGCTTTGGGTCCTGGGCAGCGGATCCATTCCTCGAGCAGGCGGCATCACGTAGGGAAGAAGAGACGTACAGAGCGATAGAGGAAGCCATCGACGACGTTATCGTGCGTTCAGGATTCGCAGATTAAGGAGCACCCATGTCATACATCACCGTCGCCGACTTAGACAACAAGGGTATCGTCGGGAACACCAACCTCACGAACTACATCAAAGAGGCCGACAAGGAGATCGAGGACCTGGCTGAGCAGCTGGGTGTAAGAGACCCCGATAACATCGAGACGGACCCGATCCACAACAAGCTCAGACGGTTTGGTGTGGTCTTCATTTACATGCGTATCTGTGAGAACCTGTACGGTCTCAACAACTCCGGACCGACCGCCGAAAACAAGTACTTCGTGGGCTGGAACATGAACCGCGATTTGTACAAAGAGGTGAAGGGCCAGATCAGCAAAGAGATGATAACCGGCTCTGTAGACGAGACACGAGACCGTGCGAACAACATGACGGCAATCATCTTCCCGGGATAACCATGAATGAGCACACTATGAGAGAGATCATCGAGACCGAGAAGAAGGACTGTAAGAGTAGGTTCATTAGCTGGCGGACAGTAGTGATCGGCGGCTTCATACTCGTAGGCAGCGTCTTCGGGTGGAGCCTGCACGTCGAGGGTACACAGGCAAAGCAGACAGAGCAGATCAAGGGCAATACGAAGCAGATCACCGAGATGAAGGCGACATTTAACGGTAAGCTCGACAAGATTCTCGTGGCCGTGGAGAAGAAGTAATGACCGTACTGGCAACAGCCCCGATTCTCACACGCATCGAAGATGGCATGAAAGAGCTCATCCTTGGCATGCGTGAGGGTGCGTACAACTTCACCTGGGGTACCGTGAACCAGCCAGACGAGGGGCAACAGACTTTCCCGAGTGCCGAGATAATGCTCAGGGAAGAGCTCAACACAGACGACCAGGGTGGCACAGACGCGAATTCGTATTCGAATGAAGTCATCTTTGAGATCCTTATACGCCACAGCCTCTCTGAAGAGGAGACCATCCCCTACTACGAGATCAACCCATTGCTGAATCTGGCACTGGATGACCTTAAGAAGCTGTTTGGCATCAACGATTCAGTAGCAGTGGCTGGGTGTGACGTCGTGATGTACCGTGGCGCAGAGAGGGTTGTAGAGCCCAACGGAGACGCCTACAGACCAAAGAGGTTGCTGACCCGATGGTATGTTCAGTACACTCAGGACCGCCAGACGCCCACACAGAACGGAGACTAACATGTCGGATTATATAGTCCCACCGAAAAAGCAAGTTGTTTGGAAGACTCGAATATATGGAGCAGGAGAGCGTGTACCTGGATACACCCCGCCTGCAGAGATTAAGAAGCCGGTACCCAAGGAGGTGCCTGCAGCAGTAGAGAGCCTGGTGGAAGAGGTACCCGTACCCGCGGAGACCACACACCCACGACGGAAACAAAGTAGAAACCTAAGGAGTTAGAGATGGCCAACCAGTTCGCAGACAATAAGACAATTGCCGTCGGCAAAGAGGAGACGACTCCGGGTACGATGGAGACGCTTACCTCTGCAGACTTCGACGCGCGTATCAGAGACCCCCAGGTGACACCCATTATCGAGATTGATGATGAGGCGAGTCGCTGGGCCCGAGGTGACCATGGAGAAGATGCTTCTATCATGGGCGCACAGAGCGGTACCATTGCCTTCGGCATCAAGATGCTGTGGGGTGGGGCCGTCACGACCGAACCGAACTGGTGGAAGTGGGCTAAGGGCGCAGGCTCAAAGGTCATTACCTATGCCGGTACCGGTCTGGGACTGCAGCCAAGGATGGAGAACGACGAGAAGACCATGACGATCTGGGTGTACGCGATACAGCGTGGAGCGACTCCTGCTGGCCTGTGCTTCCAGTTCGCTGGATGCAAGGGTACACAGACCTTCGGCGCTGATGGTGTAGGAAAGCCATGGATGGCCATGTACACGTTTACCGGTAAGCTCGTAGACGTGGTCGATATCGCCAATGGTTCCGTCCCCGTGCCGCAGGATCTGGACACGACATGCAGCGACAAGATGCTGAACAACACCATGCTCATCAACGACGTTACCCAGCGCATCTCCAACTTCACCCTGGATACTGGGAACGAGATCCAGCCCATCATAGACCAGTCAGAATCAACGGGTTACAGCCATTACGTAATCGGCTCACGTGCTCCGAGATTCGCCACGAACCCGCTCATGAAGGAGGTGGCTGAAGACGACGTCTGGGGTAAGCTAACCAGCGGACTGACCGGTTGCCTGGATACGTACGCAATGGGCGTAGGGGACACAGGCCTGGACAACAAGTTCATGCTCATCATACCGAAGGGCCAGTTGCTGAGTGCCGCGGTAGCAACTCGTGAGCGTAGTGTGAACTGGGACCAGAACTACAAGCTGCTCCCGAACGGCGTTACAGGAGCGATTGCCGATCCGAGCCTGGCTGAGGAAGTAACGTGGGAGCTGCTTCAAGGAGCACGCTCGTAAGAAGACCTGTTCTCCGGACGCGGAGTCTGAACAGGCAAAGGGGCGGGTAGCCGTAAAGGGTTGCTCGCCCTTTGTAGTAGTATTCATTAATACGCAAGGATATTGTTGTCTCACGCGCCCTTCGCGGCTATATGTGAGTAGAAGCCCACAGAACCCAGGAGGTTGAGATGGCTGATCATGTATTGACTGAAGAGGTGCGGAACCAGCTCATGGGGTTGGTCCCATTCTCCAAGGATGCGACGATCGTGTACACACCGAAGTTGTACCTGGCCCTCAAACGAGACGAAGAGGGTAAGCAGACCACGGAGTTTGTAGTGCCCCAGGCCCTGCGCCCGGTGTTCAAACTGCGCCCGTTCAACACCAAAGAGTCCAAAGAGATCAGACAGCTGGTCATGCAGGTAAGTGCCCTGGATGACACAGACCTGGCTGCCCACAACAAGCTTGGCACGGAACTCACAGAGTATCTGCGCGTGGCCATTATGGGCTGGGAAAAGATGCTGGATATCTCTTCGAAGGCTGCGAAGGTTTCAGAGGAAGGGTCGGACGAGCCTGACGAGCTTGAAGAGCTCAAGTTCGTGGAATACAAGGCGGACCCATCCGGTGGCTGTGACAAGGACGTCTTTCAACTCGTACCACAGGCCATCATGGCAGACCTTCTCAACTACACGAGCATCGCTTCAGGGATCCTGAGTCCGAGTAAAACGGGTTTAAAGTCTTAGCCGCTGTCCATTCAGGCCTCTGCCCGATGTCATGTCAGGTATGCAAGGATGACCCCACTTATGCAACAGAGTGGGGATGTGTAGAACCCACACAGACGGCGGTCTGGGATGACCAGGATGGAGAGGTATTCTACAATTGTCCATTGAGGTTCATCCCCGATGTAGTCTTAGAATGGTACGACGAGTACAGCTATTACAAGGAGTGTCCGGGCTCAGCACCGCCGTACGCAGAGCAGACGCCCAGGTTCATAGAGGCCATAGGGATATATCGGTTGGCCTTCCGTAGATACACAGAAGCACTCCGCCCCAATAAGGACAAGCAGGCATCGAATCTTGATGTCTTTCGTCAGACCGTAGCCCAGAGGAAACAAGATGGCTAAGAACATTACCGTTGGTATTGACCTCAAAGCATTGGGTGGTGCAGCAGCCGCTCTGGCTGTTATCAAGTTCCTGAAGGAAGCCACTGTCGCCGCAGACAGGCAGGCACAGGCAGAGGCCCAGCTCGCGGCTTCCCTCAAATCAACGAAGAACGCAGCAGGGCTTACCGGTAAAGAGCTGAAGAAGATGGCAGCAGACCTGCAGAAGGTCACGCTATTCGGCGATGAAGCCACCATACAAGCTCAGAGTATGATGCTGACGTTCACCAAGGTGGGCAAGGAAGTCTTCCCCGACGCTATCAAGGCCACGCAGAACCTGGCTACGAAGATGGGAACCGACCTCAAGAGTGCCACAATCCTCGTAGGTAAAGCCCTGAACGATCCCATCGTGGGTTTGAGTGCTCTGTCAAGGGTTGGTGTCAAGGTCTCCGACACCAATAAGGATTTGATTAAGAGTTTCGTGGAGACGGGTCAGACCGCTAAGGCACAGACGGTCATCCTTGGAGAACTCGAGACACAGTTCGGTGGGTCCGCAGAGGCAGCCGCGCAGGCCGGATTGGGACCCTTCAAGCAGATGATGAACGCTCTCGGTGACATCACCGAGGAGGTTGGAGCAAACCTTCTACCCGCGATAAACAAGTTCAGTGTGTGGGTGACGGACAACATGCCGCTCATCAGCGCAATCGCAGACGCCATCATGCGGTTCGCATCGATTATCGCGATGACACTTAAGGGTATCTTCCAGGGCGTTGCTACTGTCATCGGACTTGCCGTGGCTGGAGTAGCAACGGCACTTGAGAAGATGGTAGGCTCCGTAGCGTCCGTCCTTGAGATGCTGCCAGACAGTCTTGTGCCGGATAGCTGGATCGTAGGCTTGAGGAGCGCCGAGACAGGCTTAAGAGAATTTGGTGAGGTGACGGCGGCGGCATCCGTAGATATGGCGTCCGACTTCCTCGGGACACTCGGCGACATCGGAGAGGCCTTCACCAAAACCGGAGGTGAAGCCCGCAAAGCTAAGGAAGCTATAGCTGATGTAGTGGCTGAAACGCCCGATGATGTTGCCGCTGAGACACCTACACCAGACCAGTCAAAGATAGAGGCCGCCCTCGCCGCTATCCAGAGCATCCACATGGCGTTCCAGCAGCTGCGTATGAGCGATCGTGAGCGGGAGCTGGACGACATCAACCGTTGGGTGGAGAGTCAGTCCGAGATAATCGGGGCCAACCTCGTGGGGCAGGAAGAGCTCATGCTTGTCGCCCGTGAACGCCGGTCAGAGATCAACGCTGAGTTCGACGAGGTGGATGCGGAGCAGTCTGCAGCTGCCGCAGAGAAAGAGAAGCAGACGAACCTCAACCGCGTCAACGTCTTCCTCGGGGTCGCCAGTAAGATCTCGGCCACCTTCTCATCGATCACCAAGGCGTGGTCTGACAGTGTGAAGGACCAACAGAAGAAGGATATCGAGCGCGTTAAGAATTCGAATAAGTCCGCCAAGGAGAAGCAGAAGGCCATAGAGAAGATCAACAAGGAAGCGGAGGCTGAGCAGAAGCGCATCGCTGGCGTTAACAAGGGTATCGCCATAGTCAATGCCGTAATCAACACAGCCCTCGGTATCACGGCGGCTCTCGGTAGTGGACCGCCCCCGGCTTCCATCGTTCTGGCTGCCATCGTAGGTGTACTGGGTGCTGTACAGATAGCGCTCATCGCCTCACAGAGCTTCGCTGAGGGTGGTATCGTACAGGGCGCAAGCACCACGGGGGACAACACCCTTGTACGTGCGAACGCCGGTGAGCTTATCCTGAACCCGATGCAACAGAACCGTCTGCTATCCATCGCAGAAGGCCGCACTGGTGCAGGAACGTCCCCTCAAATCAACCTTGGTGGCGACACAATCATCATTCAAGGCGGAGCGGATGAGTCAGCTATCGCAGCGCTGCAGTCCACACGTATCGAGCAGGTAGAGATGATAACAGAGGCGCTCGCAGAGGCAGCATACCAGGGTCAGATAGCCGAGGTGGTCCTCTAATGTGGCTGAACGGCACTGGCATTACGACGGATACTGAGATCAAGATCTTGGATAAGTACAAGGTTGAGACGAACCTGGCCATCAAGTGGCGTGAGGGTGCCGACGGGAACTGGATAGCCACGGACCGCGGCGCAACCAACGACGTGTACGAGACGACGTTCACCGTACACCAGCACGAGGTAGACATCAACACGATGCTCACGGAGATAGAGGCGAACAGGGCCGCTGACAGCCACATACTGCAGCTCTCGAACTTCGCCTCGAACGAGCACATCTTCGGTGAGGACCTGGATTACACGGGTACGATCAACGCTACGATAGTGAAGTACGACAAACGCAAACAGAAGAGTTGGAAGGGGTTCGAGACGAAGCTTACACTGCAGGCTCTGTCTCCCACGTTCTTATCCACAGCATCCCTCCCCGCCCTGCAGTACGTCAACCGCGGATACGTTGGCGACTCTTCAGTCACGGTCGTGAAGTATGACAGCTACGATGGGACGTTTACATACATCGATGAGAACTACGACGCCGGTAAGTGGAAGGGCGTGGTGCTTCTCTCGAACGCGAACATGGGCAAGATGAGACGGTACCTGGCGGAACAGAGGGGAGCGACAATCAGCATCCCTGACATCGCCGGAGTGGAGTACCCTTATGGGCCCAACCGCAGCGCCCCGGCCTCTTATCCCCTCTCGGTGAAGGTCATCGAGTGGAAGGACAAGGGTATAAGAGACCTGAACTACTGGCATCTGGAGCTCACCCTGGCTGAGGTGATATAGGAACACGAGGAGCAATTACATGGCATCCAAGATAGTGCCCATTTCGTACAGTGTATACGGCAACAACCTCAATGCAACCGACACCCCGGTCGTGCGTCTCAACCAGGACTCGACCGTCGAGGGAGACATCGAGTTCAAGATGTCTGGCGTTACCGGTCTGGCCGATGCTACGGCCACTGTTTACCGTGTGGTCGCACCTACATCCGTTGAGGAACGCTGGAGCCAGATAGGCCCCGACTTCTACACAGGCACCGTCCTTGACTTCTCATCCGAGGAAGTCTACTCAGGCAATCAGAACCTGTCATGGCGCTTCGATCCGTCCGGTGTAACGGGCGTCGAGCACGGGCAGTACTACGGGATCTCCTTCTACGCCAACGCTCAAGACAATGCCGCCGTGGCTCAGTATCGTCCGGACGTCGTGGCTGAGATCTATAACGGGTTGGACGACACGGGCATCACAGGAGCCCCTGCATCCGTCCTCCCCGATGACTACTACACCGTGACACCCTACTCCCCGGAAGGCTCCAAGACGGCTTCGATGGCTCTGGATATCTATGAGAAGCGCGTTGAGTTGGACCCGATACCGGTGGTCGACGTAAACTCTGACAGCACCGCAGAGGGCTCCATTGAGTTCCGCGGTCTGACTGGCATAGTCACATCCACGGCCTCGGTCTACAGGACCGTAGCGCCTACGGAGTCTGAGGAACGCTGGAGCAAGGTGGGCACGGATCTGTGGACTGCGGATATGGTCGACTTCTCCACGACAGACAACTACAACGGCAATCCGGGCATCACATTCAGGTTCGACCCGAGCGTCGTCACCCCGGCCGTGGCACATGGCCAGTATTACGGGGTCAGCTTCTACGTGAATGCGGGCGATGGGGCCACTATACAACAGCTGAAGCCTGATGTAATCTTCAGGATCTTCAACGACCTGGACATTACTGGGTACACAGGTGTCGCAGGCGGTTCGTTCGTGGGCATCACGGGCGCAACCGGAGAGACAGGAGCACAGGGTTCACAGGGCGTTACAGGTTCACAGGGCGACACGGGCTCTCAGGGAGAGACTGGAGACGTAGGTGACCTGGGTGTAACCGGCGTTCAAGGAGATACTGGTGTAGGCGCACAGGGGGACACAGGTTCCCAGGGTGAAACAGGAGATGTGGGCGACCAGGGCGAGACTGGCTCACAGGGAAACACAGGAGTCCAGGGTGATACTGGTGTCCAAGGTGAGACTGGCTCACAGGGGATCCAGGGAGACACAGGTGTACAGGGTATTCGAGGGGATACTGGCTCACAAGGAGACACCGGGGTCCAAGGGATCCAAGGTGACACCGGAGTACAGGGCATCCAGGGAGACACAGGAGTACAGGGCGAGACTGGCACACAAGGGGTCCAGGGAGACACAGGAGCCCAGGGAGCCACCGGGGTGCAGGGTACGCAGGGTGATACCGGCACACAGGGTATACAGGGCGACACAGGGGTTCAGGGAGAGACTGGCGTTCAAGGCGTACAGGGCGATACTGGTGTCCAAGGCGATACTGGCGTACAGGGGATCCAGGGAGACACTGGTGTTCAAGGTGTCCAAGGAGACACAGGAGTCCAGGGCGAGCAAGGAGATACAGGAGTCCAGGGGATCCAAGGAGACACTGGCGTACAGGGTACACAGGGCGATACTGGAGTTCAGGGCACACAGGGAGAGACTGGGAGTCAAGGTGAGACAGGTTCGCAGGGTGAGACAGGTTCGCAGGGAGATACTGGATCACAGGGTGAGACAGGCGTCCAGGGTGAGACAGGGTCTCAGGGAGAGACAGGCCTCGCAGCTGCAGGGTTAGATCTATACTGGCATGATGTAGCTGACGGAACCATAGCAGATTACCAGAAGTGGCGGAGAACTGAGCCTGTCGGTACTGAGAAGATCGTCACTGCAACAGGTAAGAACACTGATGGTGAGATTCCCTTCACCGATACTTATCAGTGGATAACGTCAGAAGGGTCGCCTGGTGTTCAGGAAATTCCTACGGGGGAGTGGCTGGGTCACCTCTATGCCAAAGTGGATAACGCTACGGGTGACAGCAACATCGTTTTTAAGGGGTACAAAAGGAATCTGGCAGGAGCTGAGACGCTTCTGTTCACCGTTACCTCTGCTGATATCAATAACACAACTGTAGAGGTGTCGACACTATTGCTGACACAGTCTACGGCGATATCTCTTTTGGAGACAGACAGACTCGTTGTCAAAGCCTACTTCCAGACCACGCGGTCTTCCGACGTCACGTGTTCATTTTATTACGACGGTGCTGTTAATGCCTCTCACATTCACTCACCGATTACCGTTGGGGCTGTAGGTGCTCAGGGTGAAACAGGGTTGACAGGAGATACAGGCGTTCAAGGAGAGACGGGATCACAGGGTGACACTGGATCTCAAGGTGATCAGGGCGACACTGGTGTTCAAGGTACACAGGGAGAACAAGGAGACACTGGTATACAGGGAGATACTGGAGTCCAAGGTATCCAAGGAGACACGGGAGTACAGGGGACCCAGGGGAATACTGGTGCGCAGGGAGACACGGGAGTTCAAGGGGTCCAAGGTGATACAGGGGTACAAGGGATCCAAGGTGATACAGGGGTACAAGGGATCCAAGGTGATACTGGAGTTCAAGGGATCCAAGGTGGTACTGGAGTTCAAGGCGTTCAAGGAGACACGGGGGTTCAGGGCACTCAAGGTGATACAGGGGTACAGGGCACTCAAGGAGATACTGGAGTCCAAGGGATCCAAGGAGATACTGGTGTTCAGGGTATTCAAGGAGATACTGGAGTCCAAGGGATCCAAGGTGACACCGGAGTCCAAGGTGTTCAGGGTATTCAAGGTGATACTGGTGTCCAGGGTGTTCAAGGAGATACTGGTGTCCAGGGTGTAGCAGGAGATCAAGGTGAGACGGGTGTCCAGGGGATCCAGGGAGATACTGGTGTACAGGGTGTAGCAGGAGACCAAGGCGACACTGGTGTCGGGGCCCAAGGAGATCAGGGAGACACCGGTATACAGGGAGAGACAGGTAGTCAGGGAGAGACAGGAGCCGCAGGCACGCATGCTATACTAAGTGATACCCATAGTGACACCCTTGCCGCTGGTGTGTCACAGGGATCTATCATTTATGCAAACGCTACGCCTAAATGGGCAGAACTTGTGGTGGGTGGTGCAGGAACAATCCTGCACACAGACGGTACAGACGTTGCATGGGCTACGCTGGCCACAGCAGGGATTGAAGCAGCAGGCACAGCCGCGACGGCTGTAGCAGCTCACTTGAGTGCCTATGACCACGCGCACTACGATACGGCATATGGATGGGGCAACCATGCAGGACTGTATGATTTGGTAGGTGCCGCGGCAACAGTCCAAGGCGATGTAGATGGGTTCCCAGACGCGCTAAAGAATCTAACTGCTGGTGAAGTCGGTCAGCTTGAGAACATAGGAGCGGTGACAATAAGTGCCACTCAGTGGGGTTATTTAGGAGCATTAGATCAAGGACTTACTACAGGTAGTGCTGTGCAGTTCGCTTCTCTTGGATTAACCGCTGCCCTTATAGCAGGATCTACGCTATCTCTTGGAGCAGCCGTCGCGTCATCAGTAGCCGCTCCCTTGACCCTCAATCTTGGTGGAACATATGCCAACGCTGCAGGAGACCAAACTAAAGCTAAGTTTATACTCTATGATGATGAAGGTGGAGATATAACTGGATTTGGCATAAGCCAATCTATATTTGAGATTTATAACAAAGTCGGCACGATGAACTACTATCACGCTGGAGTACTAAAAGCTGCTCTCGCGCACACAGGAACGTCGACCAGTCTAACTCTAATAGGAGAAAATACAGGTCCCGCATATATACAACTTCTTGCAGATGCTGGTCAGGATAATGGAGATGGCTGGAGACTTAGAGCAGAGGATGGCGGTGAGTTTGTCATACAGAATGATTCAACTGGGTCATTCGTTGACCTGGTTCACTATACTTCGAGTACCGTTCAGTTCGATGCTAATGTTGGCATTGGAAAAGCGCCCTCATATGCATTAGATATTACTTCAACCAGTGATGATGTGTTTCGTGCTGCATCGACAAGAAATATTGCTACCGCGTCGATGTTTAGACTTTATCATAATCGCGGCACAGGAAACGTAGCCGACAATGACAAAGTTGAATTCAAAATTTATAGTGATTCTGATACTACAGCCAGTGCGCTTACCTCGACAATATATCACAAGGCGGAAGATGTCACACACGCCGTTCGAGATGCTGGCCTTGGATTTCAGACAATGCTCAACGGAGTTCTTGGTGATGCTCTATATCTTGCTGGTGATAAAAGTGCACAGTTTGCTGGGACTGCTCAGACAACAAAATTGACCGCGTCTGACTCTGTTCAAGTGGTAGAAAAAATACGCTTATCTGGTCAAGAGTTTTATGCGGGCGGAAACACGGATACTGAGGGAATAGCATTATTGCTTCATGTGAACAGAACTACTAATCGACAGTTCAGTATTGCTGACACCGCGAGGTTGACACAAAACACCACCTATCCTACATTCAGAGTAGTAATCAGTAGTGCGGTGGCTATTGGTGCTATAGCAACAGACGGAAGCACTCGTTTGCCACTGACGATTGACGGTTCCACCCTCAGCCTAAAAACGGGTGGATCGGCTGCCATTACGCTTGATGCTTCTCAGGATGCTACCTTTGCTGGTGGCGTTGGTATTGGCGTTACTCCCGCTGTCACGCTTCTGGATATGCAACTCGATTCTGATACAGTGTTCAATCCTACGAACGACACGTATCAAGGTATATGGATCTACAACAAGGGAGACGGAACTGCCCACGGAGCCTTCGCAAACCTTTCATTCAGAGTTACACAAAATGCAGGAACAAAGAATGCCATAGGTTCAATTAACTATGTCCAAATTGTTGATAGTGAACATGGTGGAGCTTTCGCGTTCAGACTTAAAAACGATGCAGGAAACCACGTATTGGCGCTCAGGGTCGGCAGTGACCTGGGGATTACTATGCCAGGCCTGGCAGGATCAGGATCACGAACCGTGGTCGCGGATGCAAATGGACTACTATCAGCACCATAAGGGAGGTCGGTATGAAACTGACGAGAGGTACAACGCTGAACCCTGTGTTCTTGGAAGCATTGGGCAAGATAGCTGCTCTGCCGATCCCGGTGAAGGATGCCGTCCGGCTGATGAAGCTCATAACGAAGATAGGCGAAGAGACTGATATCACGCACAGCGTGAAGGACAAGGTGTTCGTGGAGTTCGGGGTCACGAGCATCGGCCCCAAAGGGATCGAGTACGCAGAGGGCGCTGACGCCACGAAGGAAGAAGCGTTCATCGCCAAGTTCAACGAGCTGGTCAACGAGGAGTTCGAGGTAGAGTTCGAGCCCATGGCCTTGCCCGAAGGCACGAACATATCGGTAAGGGACCTCACGGTCTTGAAGGATTTCCTGGAGCTGTAAAATGGCAACAATCAACTATGCGATACAGGTAACCACGGACGAGACAGCCCTCTCGGATGCTACGTACGGCCTGCAGAGTGGAGTCTTCCGTTTCATAACGGGCAGACCCTCGTATGACGGCTCACCCACTTATCCGACCGGTGAGGCTGGCATAGGTAGTGATGTCCTCGAGGCCGTGTGGTACGAGGGGTGGATCACCGCGGATGGTTTGGGTAAGCCCAAGCGTACCATCGACGTCACCGTCTCCGGAGACTACGGCAACCTGAGCGGATTCGACTTCAACATCCTCGGTAGCAAGGGCACAGACGAGTTCTGGCAGTTCTTGGAGGACAACTCCATCTACCTGGTGGGCCGCGCGGTACAGGTCTTCACGGTGATTGACGGCGTGTTTTATTACCTGTGGAACGGCGTTGTCTCCAACAACCCGACTACAGACACCGAGCACCGCTTCGCGTGCGACGATCAGTTCCGTAAGATACACAGGGACATGCCCCCATCGACACTAAACGACGCTGACAACCCTAACATCGATCCCAACTATTTGGGTAGTGTGCTGCCTCTGGTCTTCGGGAGTATGAATGCAATAAAGCTTCAGGGAATATCTGAAGATCCGCAATGGCTTCCTATCAGCTCAGCGTTTATGTATGGGTACAACCACGCGCTAAGAGCAGCCCCTCTTGTGCTGTGGGACCCCACAGACAATCGGGCTGTAATCTATATTGGGCAGCTTCAAATGGACAACCGTTTCAAGGGTGATCTCAGCAATCTTGTTGGCAAGTTTCTGTTCTCCCTTAAAAGTGAAGACAGAGCCGACGTGGGTATAAGAATCAACCGCGTACAGTTCCCGTCAAAGTTCGGCAGCCTTGATGGGCGATTTGCGGATCTGATCCTCGATGGGAACATCGGACTACCTGCTGGAGAGAATAACATCTCCTCTATCACGGAAGGCCGCGATGCTGCGTATCCTGTGAGTCGCATCGTAGAGCCGTTGATCGACGAGAACTTCCCGTTGGCAGACACATACTGGTGGGTGCGTGCCGCGAATGTGTCTGTAGAATATCAACTCTCCGATGAGGTGCTACAATTGATTGACCTCACTGAAGACGGCTATCCAATCTTGTACTACAATGGTCCGTATGGTTTAGATCTTGTGAAATTTGACACACCCCAGATACTGAGATCGTACGACCCAGACAGGGGCACACTCAAGTTGTGGAGTGCGACTAACATGGGTGTAGATACAGAGGTGTACACCGTCTCCGCAGTGCCGTTCTCCGTACAGAGCTTTACAGCCAGTCTTTTCAGCGAAGGTGATCCAGAGCATACGATCGACTACGACCGTCGAACAAGCTACCGTACAGGCCTTATAAATGCATCCCCTGGTGATCTGGCTTATTACGACCTCGCGACCTGGACGATAGCGTTCGCGGACTATGGCTACGACTACGGCGCATACGACAGCATTCAAGTGGGAATCGACGTGTCAAATACCTTTCTGAGAGAGGCGACGGGTTACAAATTCAAGATTAGGATGAGTGTGGTGGACGCCCTTGGGAACCTTATCGCTGATAAGGACGACGAGGGGATTGCAATTCCGCCTGTTGAGCTCGTGTATCCGCAGAGCAGGTCCTTCACGCAGGAGGGTGACTATGTGAACTTCCTGCCAAATCAGTACTACACCGAGGTTGTCTTCACACATAACTTCCCAAACACAGGGGACAGGACCAATGGTGAGGATAGCATGTTCTTCCAGTACACCAATTCCTTCTCGAATCACAATGGGACATACGCAATTGATGACGCAGACGACGAAACCGTACGCATCTTTGAAGGACTGACTATCCCAGATTCTATTCTTGACTCTCTCCAAGACGGCATAGCGATGTCTCTGCAGGTGGAGCTGATGGTTGGTATCGAGGGCGAGAACACAACCACGTCGTGGGCTATTAAACAGTTTGCCATGTATGGTGTCTCAAAGATTCCTCTCACGGATGAAAATCTATACGTGGCCGCAACAGGAGAGTACGACACCGACAGCGGAGAATACAACACACAGAACGTCTACGGCGTCTTCAGACACATCCTCGAGGCATATGACGGCATCGACGCGGCTGACATTGACTACCACAATCTGGAGTCTGCACGCTCGACGTGGCTCACCAGTCGCAACGTCACACAGGTGCAGAACTCCTACAATTATCTGAAGGAATTGTGTCGGCACAGCTACGTCTCCATCATACCGCTTCGGACAGGTAAGCGACGTCTCACTGCGTGGCTCGATGATGTCACTACGGTAGCCGCCTTTGATGAGAGCAACATCGTACGCGGTACACTCAAGGCTTTGAAGTACACACCGATGAATAAGGCGTACACGAACTACATCGTAACGTTCAACTACACCGACTCCGGCGGACATCGCGGGCCTATGATTAATAACCAGTACACAATACAACGCACGGACGAAGATGCATTCCCGGCGCTGGATGAAGATTGGCGAAAGTATGTTGGCGGGTTTAGTGGCTCTGAATACGCAGATGCCAAAGACCTGTGGGGCCGCGCCCACCAGGGCTATCTACGCATGAAGAGTTTGCAGTCACCTCCTGTGGCGTACACAGAATTGAAGTGGTATCCACGAAACTCGGATGTGTACAACCTCACACGCAACAAAGCGTACAATGGGCAAACCAACGCAGCACGGCTATACCTGTGGGAGCTCGTGAACTGGTGCTCTCTCCAGAAGTCGATCGCTACCTTCAGCGTGCCTATGAGTGTGGCGAACACACAACTGGAGCTGCTGGATCCGGTAACGGTCGAGGATGCCGTCCTCACTGATGGACCACGCGAAGGATACATCACGAAGATCACGAGCGACCTCAACAAGAACCGCATCCAGCTCAAGGTGCTGCTCAAACCGTATGACTACGTCGAGCTCACTGATGGGCTGATCATAGAGCGCGGCAAACTGCTCAACGTTGACACAATAACTGAGCGTGCCGACCAAGGTGATGATACAATAACAGAGACAGGAGTTGTCTAATGCCTAACGAGTATAAGGATGTACTGCGAGCAGAGAGCACGGAGGCCGGTCTTACCGGTATCCTCCGCTCCGGACAGCTGGGCTTCGCAACCGACTCGCACAAGATGGTGCGGAAGTTCAACAACAACGAGTACTTCAAATGGACTCCGGACGAGTCCCGCACGATAGGTGCCTCAGGTGTGTTCTATACCAACACGTCGTATCCATCTATCGCGAATGTAGCGGACGCTCTCAACACGACGCTCAGCTCCAACACAGGGTACTTCGTGGACACTGGCGTGACAGGCATACCACATCTCGGAGACGGGATCGTGGACACCTTCCTCACACAGCAGGGTAGCGCTGTCTACTCCGAGGACGGGCATGTGTACTTCATGGGTGAGCAGGGCCTGACAGGCGCTGCGACGCTGGCAGGATGTAAGTTCGTCATCAACCCCATCCCGATCGCCGACCCAGTCAAGTTCGTGATAGACGGCGGAGACGCCTCTGACTATAGTTCCTTCGGCTACACAGGTACGAACGCGGTCAATGACGCCGAGCTCCACCTCCGGTCTAACAACGGTGGGGGCGGCACGGCACACCTCCTTCTTCAGGCGTCCTACGGCAAGCTCAAGTTGACGACAGGGGCAGCAGTCAGTGCCGAGAACGGCATCACGCTTACAGGATACGACGGTGAAGGGGCACAGTACAATGTGGCAGCGGCGGGTAAGTTCAGGGATCTCTACACGGATGAGAACGGTGGTGTGGTCCAGGGCGAGAGCGACACAGCCCAGAGGTATAAGAGTGCAGGATTCACTGCGGTTATCTCCGACAGCTACATGGACGTCGAGACATTTTCTTATGTCGATTACTCCATCCAGGGAGATGTCGTCATCGCACATTTCTCCGATTTACAGGCCAACAGTGATGGTACAGGGTTCATAATCAGTGGCCTGCCTGCGGAGATTCAAGCCCCCGTTGGCACTGAGAGTGTCTTATGCCAGGTGTACGACTTTCTCAACGCCAACAACAACGTACGTCCGGGCCGCATGTATGTGCCAGCCAACGGGACAGCGGCATTTCAGACGCTGCAGGAGAACGTCGCAAGCGGTGAACAAGAGTTCGCCGGGGCTACCTTTGGCGTGACGGGCACGAAGGGATGGCCACAGCAAACACTGATGTGGAGAGTCAACGCATAACCAGGAGATAGCATGTATCAGGGAGAGACCGGGCCACAGTACCCGCAGCACCGCATCAAAATCGTGACCCCAATGTACACCGAACAGTGCGATGAGCACAAGATATCGCTCATCGACACTGAAAAAGCGGGGCTCAATGTAGAGTATGTCGCCGTTCAGAGTGCAATGTTGGCTCTCGCACGCAACACAGGGGTCAACAACGGTGCCTCCACACGGCTACGGCAGATGCTTGACTCGAGGTTCACGCATTATTTGTTCATCGATGCGGATATCAGTTGGGTACCGGAGCACATCGAGCGCCTCCTGCGGCGTAACGTAGATATCGTCAGTGGCGCTTACAGGGCCCGTACAAGCCCAGGGTGCTATCAGGCGGGTCAGTGGGCTCTTGCTGCCGGTAACCCCGGTAACCTCGCTTCAACGCAGTCTACGGGCCTCTGTGAGGTCGACTGGTGTGGGGGCGGGTTCATGCTGGTGCGTCGGTCGGCCTTGGAACGCATGGAATATCCGTGGTTCAGGCACATGCTTATCCAGCACGTAGAGGAAACTCCGGAGGGATTGGTGCAACATCAAGCGGAGGTGAACGAGGACTGTGGGTTCTGCGCGGTCGCACAGGCTGCGGGGCTCAAGGTCTATCTGGACTGTGACACCATCGTGCAACACCATGTAGATTTCGAGGTGCCACCCCTAAGGATGACACCTCCTGTGACGCACTTCGATATCGGCGGCGGCGCTATGGTTGCGACGAAACTCTAATATTCTGAAATACGCCAGACAAGGCCGTCGGTGGCGGTCTCCTCATCCGTACACTTCTTTGCGCCGGTTCTGTGCGTTTTTACGAACGTAGCTTCCAGGTCGTCACCCTCAAAGCACACCATGGTCTTTGTCTCTCCGGAACTGAGCAGATCCAGTAGCTTCCCTTCTGCGTACACCTTGCAGTTACTGTAGTCTATGTAATGTGACGCAGTACTCGGGCCTTGCACAGAGACTTCAATGGGGACATCCTCCGAACAGCCCAGCAGGGTCAGAGCTACAGCAACTACGATAAGGGTCTTCATACAGCCTCCTTCGTTAAGTATGGTTTGAGGGCCTTCTTCGGCAGCCCTCTGTTTTCTATCCAGTATGCCGCGTGCGTCTCATGGACAAGGACTTCAGTGAGAGCCACCTTCACCTGCTTCTGTTCTCCCGTCGGAACCTTCTTCAGCATCCCGCTCCATGCCATCAGGAACCGGTAACGGAGACTCTCACCCCAAGCTTCCTGATCGGGGCAGTCCCCGACAAGGTCCGGCAGCCCAAACTTACGGGCCAGACGCCGGACTGCTACGTCGTGCTTGTACACACCTGCGACCTTTACTCTCGCTAAGTCTTTCATATTGCTATCAGTCCGATGAGGAAGACGACCACTGTAAGATACATCACACCCAACCCTACGTAACATTTGTGTTTGTTGCTCATCTGAGTATCTCCTCGATGTCGATGTCTTCATCCGGAATCTGGTCGATACGTAGTTGCTTCTCTGCACGGTTCAGACCTTCAAGAGCCGCGATGGTGCCATCCCTGTGTGATTCCAGTAGGTCTTGTGTAGCGTGGAGATGCGCCGGGTGTGTCGCCCAGCTGTATCCGCGGCCGCTGCTGCAGATGGGCCGTTCATTGCGTCGGGCTTCGTTGACGATGGTTCTGATACCCGCGTCGGACACACCAGTTATATCGGTGATTTCCTTCTGAGAGATGGGCTTCCCGTACGGGTGATCCTTGATGACGCCGAGCACAGCAGCACGGGCTTGGTCAGTTAAGGTCTTAGTTGCCATTGGAAGCCTCCTTGTCCTCTCTGTCCTGGCTCATCTCTTCGAGGAGACAGCCGATCTGTTGCTTCGTCGACTGCTCCCGGAAGTGGCGAACGGCGGCCTGTAGGATGAGGCGGTAGCTGAACCCTGACCGGTGCATCTCGGCGAGCTCAGCGTGTGTTGCATCGTGTAGATAGGTGTTGAGTTTTTTCATGTGTTGCTCCTTTCATGTTCATAGTATACCACATACGTGCGCACGTGTCAACACTTATCTTCACTTTCTTACACCCCCTCCTTCAGCCGCTTCTCAACCAGCCACTGAACCCAAGGACTCTCATCCGAGATCCACAGGGGCAGCTCTTCAACGGGGACGGTATATAAGTGATTGAGTAGTATAGAGTCTTCCCACGACGAGCCACCCGCGGCGGTGTATAAGAGTAGTGTCGTGGCGAAAGAGCGCCGCACTATTGGTGTATCAAACTCTTGGGACAATAGTGCGTCCGGCACCGGTGTAAGAAAATCCAGTACTTCGGGTTCCAGGCAGGAGTGATAATCCTCATACAGCACCGTCCCGTCCGAGTGCGTAGAGTAATCAAACTGGTAAGTGTACTCATCTGGCTCACCCACGGTGACTGTCTTCGAGGTCATCATACCCCAACCTCCAGTCGAAATGCAACGAACCGTCGGATAGCGTTACGTGGGTGGCTGATGTACAAGGGCAGGTTTTCCCATTTTGTCGTCCACACCACGGACTCAACAACTTCTATCGTGTCGTCGGTGGGTGCGGTCCTGAGGTATTCCCGGAAAATCCCGTAATCAGCATCGGTCACTATATCACCTCCATATCGTCACCGGGTTTGAACGGAATCTCTTTTAGTGTCCCCTGTTGAATCGCCAGGGTCGTCATATCGCGCAACCACGTCAAACCGCTCTCCGTCCAGTATGTGGTGGGCACTGGGTGACGCTCACCCATCTTCACGACCCAATATCCGTAGCTCTCGAGTGCACGCTTTGGCACGTTCTGAGGGGTGTAGATGTTCTTCTCTCGAAGCCACCTCAACATTAGGTTGGGGCCCACATGACATAGCGCCGCGGCTCCCTTGTTGTTCCAGAGCGTTCTTCCGTAAGCATCTTCGTACATGTCTGCTCCTTAGAATAGACGGTAAACACCGGTATCAATCAGTTCGTCAATATCTGTATTTCGGTGTGGAGAACTCTTATAGGACGGTATGTTCACCCATGTGTGCAAAGCGTTGTCGGCGAGAGAGCGCTCCCGCATGATCTCAGGTAGATGGGCAGCTACGGCTTTCATGTGCTGTGAGGTATCAACATACAATCCCACCCAGGGGTAGCCGTTGAGCGCCGCATAGGTCACCCGCTCATTCAGGTCGGGAGCCATAATCTGCTGGTTGATAAAGGACATGACGCGGATGATGCTGCTCGGTTTGTAGTGAAAACAGCCTATACAGAACAGCTGGATGTACCGATGGAAAACGGTAGTGGGGCACGAAAAGATGACGTTGCCTTTGAGGTCCTTGAGCATCTGGTCTGGTGGCGGATTGAGAAAGGGAGCATCCTTGTAGGCTGTGAACGTGCGCCGGAACCGGTAATTTCGGCACGTCCAGTCCAGACATTCATCAACCGCCATCCGCTTACTCTCCAGCATCTGAGCCTGCATCTCCGTAATCTGGACTCGCCCGGTGTTGTTGCACGAGGGACACTTGTACTCGGGGTCCCACTCGTAGTCAACATCGTACAGGTCAAGCAGCTGCGTGTGAACATGTAGGTTCGTTGAACTCTGAAACGCCCGCACCCACTTATCGTCCTCTTCAAACTTGTGTAGGTTTGAGGCCTGCCAGCCAGCAGCGTTTCGACTGATGTCAGCCAGGACGCTGCGCCCAACAAGGTCCTGTGGCCTATCTGCTCCCTCGAACCCCATCCGTGTAAGGAAGTCTGATATCCACTCAAGGGGGATGTTGTCACATACGGCAAAGGTCTTCTTGACCTTCGCGCTCGGGTCACCTCGCTTCTCTTGCTGGTAACGGCTGTCCGGGATAACTGTTAAGATCAGGACGTCGTTGTCGTCGTCCGTCTTGTAACGTTGTATCCGCCAGTGTTCTGCCATCGGGTTTCCTCCTTCACCACCATCCCACATAGAGGTATAGAGAGAGAGATATACTATATAATATGATCCTCTCTCTCTATCTTTCTGTTCATAAGCTACTGCTAAACTGAAGCAGCACAGTCACTTACGGGCACATAGTAGTCGGCTACCGCCTTACTGAGCAGCAGACCTGTGTACACATTCCAATCAAGACCGTTATGGTCTACGAATTCCTTGTAGGCCTCAACGAGATCCTCTGGCAGTCTGAATGTTACCGGTACAGTGTCTTTCTTCTTACGTCCCATGAGGGGTTCCTTTCGTTATCCAGTGATTAGTATATATCAATAAAACATAAATATCAATACTTATTTGCAGTTTCTTATAGGCCTGTGTATCACATGATGAAATAGCACGAGGATTCCCATACGGCTGCCGTTAAGGGCCCTCTCGAGACTCTTACACCCCCGACCCCAATCAGGATACCCTGAGTGTACAGGGTCCCTCAGATCAACTCTTACAGGCCTCTGTGTGTACAGCCAAAAAAGATTAATATTAATGTTTACTTTTTTAATGAATAGGCGTATATTGGGTGTGAGTGTGTCGGTCATAGGCCCCCCAGGAGGGACGCGCACATGATCGTCTGGTTATAGGCTTGGCGCTCCTGTCACTCAGAGCCGCCCACTTGATATCAATGCCCAGCCGGGATGAGACCCGGGGAAGGCTTGACATAAGACCGACAGGCGAGAGGCGGACACCGGCAAAGCGCCACTGGATCCGCGGCATCGTAGACGGCCCCGAAGATAAGAATCTGCTACTGATGAAACCTCGCTGAACCTCTACTTAAGCATCAGCTGAAACCTCTACTTACATCCAAATCAATATCATAGCCGAGCTCTATCATGCTGGGGCCCCTGGCGTGCTTTGTATCACGTTGTAACACAAATGGAGACAGAATGAAAGTCAAGCTCGACACTGAAGCACGAGATGCCCGTCCCGACATCCTCAAACTCATCGATCGTCCGGGTGTGGGGTACATCGGGATAGTGACAGACAGCCCCTGCTCTGAGGATGAACCGGGTGTCAAGGGCGTGTTTACGAAGGACGGCAGTCCACTGGCAGACTCCTTCGAAGCAGAGGAAGAGAGCCTTCAGGAGTGCATGGAGTTTGCTCTGCGTCTCAAGAAACCCTACGAGGACTTCACAGAGTCCCTACTCCAGCACGCATTCAATGACGTCCGGGCCGCGATAGACAAAGCCCGCAGCGAATACCAGGCCCCAAAGGAGAGCTAATATGCCTCGAGACGACGTGCTGAAGAAGAACATAGATAGAGACTGTGTGCTGTACGCAGAACGCGGGGTCATACCTGAATGGTGGTGCTTCCCCTGCAACGACCCCAACTTCGACATAGAAGACTTCCCAAAGTACGTGAGTGTCCGGTGCACAAAAGACTACAGCCCTGTCACTGCGTACACACGGGAATCCGACTGTCACTATGTGAACCTGAAATTCACGGACAGAGACCCGGATGAAGACAGAGTGGTGTCGTTGATACGTGAGGCCATCGACAACCGACAGGAGCCTGCATGAGCAAGCCGCTCCAGTTGTACACCTACTTCGGGTGTAAACGAAAAGTCATAGACCTCGTGTGGCAGGCCTGGGGTCCGGAGACAACTCTGGTTTCTGAGGCCTTCGCCGGGACAGCTGTGGTATCTCTTAACAGGCCTGACTGGCACAACGTAAAGAACTGGTATCTCAACGACTACGACTGTCACATAGCCAACGTCCTACGATCCGTGCGATACCATCCGGAGGAAGTAGTACAGTACGCCGCCCATCCCCGTCTCGAGATAGACCTGCACATGATACATGATTATCTGTATCATGCCATGCCTTCTCTACGGGAGACGCTACGTACAGGCATAGAGGTGTGTGACCCACAACTGGCGGGTTGGTGGGTGTGGGGTATGAATAACTGGCTCGGTGGATCGTGGTGCGCATGCCCTATCAAAGCGGATGCCCTTGCCGAGAGCAACGGGGACCTGGATGTGTTCCGGGGAGACGCAGAAGACTTAGACGGTACGTGGAGGCAAAAGCTCAACAACAGTAATCCGTGCACAGAGTCTCTTAGGGGCACCCGGCGGAAGAAGCTCAACAACAG